GGTCGAGGTGAACCCGCCGGCGTCCTCAAACGTCTTGCGGATCATCTGGATGTATTCCAGCGCGTTGGGCGGCATCTGGGGAGCCAGGGTCTCGATCTTGGCGTTGGGGGCTTGGGCGTCCGTCAGGATCCCGCCGGGAGATCCCAGGATGCGGGCCTTCTCGTCGGTGATCGCGGAGAAGCCGGTGAAGGATCTGGCCGGGTTGGCTTGGCGGCGGAAAATCCGGTCCAGATCCTCGAGGCGCTCGTTCAACCACAGCTGCGGGTTCTGGACCGTGGCCAGTTCGGACCGGCCCCAGAAATAGCCTGCGACCTCGTTGGGGCACACCTTGATGAACGGGTTGTGGCCTGGGATGTCGCACAAATTCTGATAGCGGTACTCACCATCAATTACGACATCGCCCACCATTCGGATGCACGTCCAGTCGCCCTGACCATCGCGTGCGTCGTCGTTCATGATCCAGCATTCATCAATGCGGATCAGCTGGCTGGCCACTTCTGGCGAGAGCATTGGGGTTGGCACGCTCTGGTACGAGACCGATCCCCGCTGATTGTTTGAGCCCGTCGTGCTGATGGGCTGGGTTCCGCCCACGACGATCTCGTGGAAGTAGTCCTGCTCGAAGTTCTCGCGGGTCATGGTCGCGTTGCGATCGATGACCTCCGCGCTGATTTCCTTAGCCTTGGGATGCCCCAGCATCATCCGTTCGAACTGGGCAGGCGTCATGTAGTAGCTGAAATTGAACGCGTCCTGCTCGTCCAGATCCTCGATGTCCTCGCGCAGCACGCCGAACATTTCAGGCTTGATGATCTGCGTCTGGTAGCCCTTGGCGCTCCACAGAAGCTTGATGATCGCGCAGCCCTTGATCAGGGACATGTCCACAGCTTGGGCGAAGGCCAGACCGCACCGGGTTCTGCGGAATTCACGCGTGAGGTGACGAGCTGAAAGATCGGCGGCGCCCATCCACTTCTGCGTCTCGTCGGATTCGAACGTGACATCGAAACGCACGTCGGAGGGGCTGAACAGATACGAGCTCAGCTTGTCAATGTGGCTGTAGCACAGGTTGTCCTTGGCCGATCCGGACAAGGAGCCGTTGTAATACAGGCTCGTCATTTGACGGCCTTGGGTGCGGCGGGCCTCCCGGCTCACCATGCACTCGTCAATGATCTCGCGGGTCCAGGGTCCGATGTGCCGTGAGGGGAGCTTCATGTCTTTCCAGAGTCCTTAGCAACAACGGTCAGATTGTTTATACCCGATCTTGCCATCGTTTTCGACTTGTGAAGCAGGCCGATCGGATCCACGCCTTGGGATTTGGCTTCCGCAGCTGCTGGAGCAGCGCCCTGGATCTGCGCCATGGGATTGGCAGCTGGCATGTTGCCGGCCTCAGCGGCGCCAAAGAAACTCTTCACGTAGCCCTGCAAGTGAGGCGCGACCTCGGGCGGAGCATTGGTCATGGCCATGTACTCGCGCGTGATGGCCTCCGATTCCGCGGTCTGGATCGGGGAAGGGGCCTTGGCCACAATGTCCCCCGGTCGGTTGTTGTCGTTCATGTCCGTAAGACCAAACGTCTCCTCCGCGACCTTCTGCGCAATGTCGATGGCTTTGGCCTTCACCCCAATGATGTTCGGGGCCTGAGGGGCCCAGCCACCTTTGGTTCCGCAGTGCGGACAATCAGGATAAGGGCCCTCGCTTTCGCGCCAGCCCTTGAACTCAACGTCGCAGTCATCGCATGCGTAGGTTCCGTAGATGGCCATGATCAATCGTCCAATGAATTCAGGTAGGCTTGCTGCCTTGCCTGGGCTTGAGACTTGAAGAAGTCCGGGATGATGTGGCCAAGGACATGGTCCTGGTCGGTGCTTTCGATACGGGCCTGCTCCGCGGTCTCGCGCTGGTAGGTGCGGTTCTCGGCCATCATGCCGACCCGCCTCCACATGTCCCAGGCGTAGATCGCAAGCCCTGCCGCAAAGACGCGGTCGTCCTTGTTGCGGCCCGAGGCTGCGATCCGGTCACCGTCCTGCACCAGGGTCAGCATTTCCTCGAGGAGCCCCAGCGATCGGACCACGCATTGTTCGGTCGAGTAGTAGTCTCGGAACTTGTTGAACAGCAGCAGCTTGTTGTTGTAGGTGGTGGACCAGTTGTAAGCATAACCTGATCCCATTGAGTCAGGCCGGTGCCACAGGAACCACTTGGCTCCGTCCAGGCAGTCCTCGACCCGCAATCTCCTCGCCGGCTCCTTCAGGTGCCCCCAGCTGAGCAGCTGCTTCAGCGAGGTGAGCTCCTGCATGACTTGTGAGCCTGGGCCCGAGATTTCCAGGTTGATGATGCAGTCGCGATACTCGGAGGCGAGATGGGCCATGACCCACGCCACTTGGCGGGTGTCGGGGATTGCGGTCGCATATTCGGCTACCTGTATGACCTTGTCGGAGAAGCATCTCCACACACTGATGACAGACCGATCGGCCTCGGAGTTGCGTCCGTAGGCCGGGTCTACCCCAATAACATACACCCCATTCTTCTTCGGGGGCTCCCAGACCTTCAGGTCCAGATTGTCCGGATCCACAGCGGGTTCCATGGCCATGGTCAGGAAGTTGTCAGTCAGGCGATAGTTGAACCCGTTGAACCCCGGCTTGTGGTTGTGGATGAAGTTCAGGTCGGCGTTCAGCTTGTCGTTGTTGAAAAATGAGTAGCCGGAGGCCACGAACGCTTCGTCCTCGGTCGAGGGGAATTCTTCCTGCAAGCTCTCACGAGAGCGCTTGTCGGCTTTGTCGCGATACCACGCCCACTGCTCCGGGGTGATCTTCCAGCCATAGAGCTCCTCGACCATCTGAGAGGTTGCGGCCTCTGCCTCGGTCTCCTGAGGATACGGATCCCACCATCTTGCAAACTCAGGCGAGCCTTCCTTGTAGCGGTAGATGTCCTTGGCCCACCAGCCGATGAACACCGCCTTCTGCGTGGGCTGGCTTTCCTTCGCCTCGTTCCACATGTCGAAGAACACGTTGTAGCCCAGGGCCGTGCTCTCGAAGATGTAGAGCCGGTTGGGGTTCTCAGCCGCCAGTGCGGCCATGAGACTGTCGATGCCCTTTTGGTCACCCCAGGAGCTGATCTCGGTGGCATGAACAAAGTTCAAGGCTCGGGATCTACCCAGGCCAGAGTTCCGGCCTTTACCGGCGCTCATGTACTGGAGGACCGATCCGTTCGCGAGACGAAGCTCATTGCGGTTGTGAGCCACGATCGGGATCCGCCACCCCTTGGGCAGGGTCTCAATGATGTCGGCCATTTGCTTGCGGAAGTTCTCGCGGTTGTCCGCAGTGTCCGCGATCATGGCGCCCTGAAGCCCTGGGTTCATGTAGAGCCAGAAGAGATCGAGCACGAGCATGACGGTACTCATGCCCAGCTGGCGGGCCTTCAGGATCACGAAGTGCCGGGTGCCTCCGCGCACGCCTTGGGCCAGCTCGTTCAGGAATATTTCCTGCGCGCGGTAGAGCGTGATCGGGCCCGGTTCCTTCATTTCCTTGGACGAGATCTTGACCTTGGACAGGAAGATCCGGAAGGCTGGGAGCCAGCTGGGGGTGGTGTCGATCGTTACGTCGGAAGGTACAGACATCCCGCGATCCTCCCATGCATCTGCAGCTGTTCCATGATGGTCTGGACACTGATCCCGTAGGATTCAAACTCCGTCCCGTTGTCCAGCAGGATGGTCAGCGGGTGTTCGGGGGGCGCAATGGATGCCCGGTCATGACCGTCGCCGGTAAAGATCGCGCGTATGGATCCAATGTCCACAAAGGCCCTGCGGCCTCCCTTCAGGTAGAGTTCAATGTAGGCTTTCATTGCATCCATCCCCACACGTACCAATCATCTTCAAGCGCATCTTCCGCCGTCACGTTGGCGGTGAAGACATGGTAGTCCTCAGTCCCTGGGTTCTGGGTCAGGTAGGCAATACGTTCGGGATCTTTCCACCCGTGCCGGCGGACCACCTGACCCTTCCAGAGGGCGTCGAGGGCCTGCTCAAACGTCATCAGCCTCTCTGACAGGGGCTGGGCACAGGTAGAGGGGCCGCTGAAGGGCAGTCTGCAGTCGATCCCAGAATTGAGCCATCGTCTCGCCCTCTGCCACGACATTGGCGCCACCCTCCATGATGATGCGGACCACAGACTTCTTCTCACCCCGGACCTTGCTCTCGGTCATCAGATCCTCGCGGACCTCGGTGATCTTCTCCACCCTCAGCCGGGTCTTGCGACCGTTCAGGATGTTGACCTCGATAAACCAGACGGCGCTCATGCTTCACCTCGCAGGGCACGCTGCAGCTCGTTGTCGTCAGTGTAGCCCTCGTCCTTGTCGTCCGCGAGTTCTTGGGCGGCGATCGCCTGGGCGGTCATTTCCTCGAGGGCTTTCTTCTCCGCGGCTTCCGTCCGGGTGGGCCGGCCATTCTTCTTGGGAGGCGCGCGCAACACGCGTTCGGCCTCGAGGGTCTTCAGCGTTTCCTCGCGAATGGCCTTGCGCAGTTCAGTGATGGAAGGGGCATCGTCCTGCTCTTGGGCTGGGGCAATCTTCCGACGCCTTTGCACCCAATCGCGGACAAACTCAGCTGCCTTCATCTTCTCGTTGAAGGAGTACTTCATCACTTCCCGCTGGGTCTCGCCAATCCCCACTTTCAGGGTGCCGTGGTCCTGCATGATGTCCGCGAAATGTAGAACCGCGATGTCCATCCGATTTAACAACAACTCTTCCAAGGAAGACCCTGGTGGAATGTCGAGCGGTGCCATTGACCCGACGCTTGATGTTGACAACGCCGGCGTTCCAGCAGGGAGACTTGGCGGGGAGATCTCGCTCATCGATGGTTCCTTTGGATCTGATGACCCTGGTGCCGGTGCGGTCGGCACCAAGGGGCTTTCTGCCGACGTTGCCGCCCCCGTGGCTTTTCCGAAAAATGACTTCCAGGTTCTCTCGTCTGACATCTGTGTAGTCCCCGTTCTTGGCCCAGACCTTCATGCGATGGGCGCGGTAGGCAATGCGTGGATACATGCGGACAGCGATCTCCCGGTGCAAGAAGACCCGAAAGACCCTACCCCCCGCGTACTCGTCACGGGCCACGCGGATTGATCGATCGGTCCTGAACCAAACGAACCACTTGAACCCAAGCGCGTAGTCGTAGTCCTCGTCATCTAGGAAGACCGCCTGCCCGCATTTCAGGATCAAATCCGGCACGAAACCGCCTCGAAAAACGATCAAAAAAACCCGTTACAGTCCCTTAGTCTTGTTCTATGGATAACGCAAGATCGATAGACGCAGCCTATGCACAAGGTTTTGCGTTGTTTTTTCCCTTATCAAACAAGGGCTGGCACATCCGCACCCCACAAAGAAAAACCCCCAGGGGTGAGCCTGGGGGTTCGATCGGACCAATAGCCTGGGCCAATGGGTGTGTGTCTACTGTCCGAAGAAGTAGTACAAGGTGCCCGACGTGTAGGCCGACACGATCACGCGGTAGAGCGCGCCCGACTGGGTCTCGGTCAGCTGCACCGAAAGACCAAAGGACGTGCCGGAGAACGCGGTGGAGTTCTGCGCGGTAGCTGCGGGGAAAATTACCGCGCCCCAGCTGGTGCCGTTGTCCACAGAGCGCTGCACAATGATGGTGCCAACGAACGAACCACGGAAGGTGTCGATGTTGATGTTGAACGGGATCGGGTTGGACGTGACAGCAGGCGTACCACCCGGCGCAACGGCAGGAGCAAAGCTGGACGAGATGCCGGTGGCGGCAGTCGTATAGGCGGTCGTCAGATTACCAGTAACGGGCGCAGTGGCCATGATTGCCTCCAAGGGCTATGAGGTTTGAAAGAGAACCCTTGGGGGCAAAGGGCCAACAAAATCAGCCGCGACGGCGATGACGAGAAGACGTGGAAGCTTTGCCACCGCGTTGACCAACAGAACGCCCAGCAGGCGAAGAAGCCTTACCAGCCATATTGTATCTCCTTACTTCCTGCCCCTGCGGGGCATACGGGTTTGATTGATGCGACGGGAGGGCGACTTGACACTATATCCAATCATGAAACCTCCCTATTTCGTGCGCTTGCGACGACGGAGGCCGCGAGCGTATCCCCCACGGGGATGTCCAGAACTGGTAGCCATAGATACCTCCATCAAGTCTCAAAATAATATCACAAGCCAGATGTGTCGTCCACGGACGCGCCCAGCTGAGTAAACGCCCGCGTCAATTGCCCATCAATGGAAGTGTCCAACGGCTTGGGATCAATCTCACCATTGAGCAGATACTGCTCAAACGCCTTCGCGCGTTCCACGATCGCATCCGCATTCAGGTTCGAGTGATTGCCCATCAAAGCCGCCAACAGCGCCTTGTGCCTCAGGTCATGCTCAATTTTGCTCATTCTCACCTCCCAATGAAATCACCTTCTGCACCTTGGCCAACCCCGCAGGCGTCAACCGATAGCCCTCGTCCCTTAAGCTCTCAAAGCACTCAGACCCCAACTTGCGCCGAAGCTTGAACATGTACACCCGAACCACATTCAGCGGATTGGACTGCTTGTCCTCGTCCAGGGATCTGATCGGCCTGTTATCCAGCAGCCAGTACGGATCAACCACACGACCCTTGGCCCGCCACAGCGCCAGGAGATACCACACCTCCGTCTGCGTTAAACCAAACGCCGCCAGCAGGATGCGCTTCTCCACCCGCTCCCGCTCGATCCCCAGCTGATCCTCCAAGGTCGCCACCCGTTCCTCAAGCTCCCGACACCGCGCGCAATCCACTCAGCCCCCCATCAGCGTCTTGATCGCCAGCTCCACAGGCTTCTCATGACCCTGCGCTATGGCCACCAACGCCGCCTCATACTGCCAAAACAACCGCTCCCGGCGTTCCCGCTCAGCATTGCGCCGATCGATCTCCACCCGGATCTCCTCCTCGATGTACGCATCCGTCACTGCAGCGGATCCCCAGCCAGACCACAATACCCATACTCCTCAAAGCCCTCGAGATCAGTCTCCACCCAACGCCACGCCATGCACTGCGTCCCACTGCACAAATGCTGGCTCGACACAGCCTCACGACCCCGCACGCAGTGATGCGATCTCGCCGCCACCTGATGAATGTACGACCGCCTGAACTGAACCGCTCGAGCAGCCTCCCAGTCCGCATGGAAGTCATCCAACGGACCCTCACCAACCGCATAGTCCTGCTGCAACGCCTCTTCCGCCGGCTCATTCACAACCGGCACATCCTCAACCAACGGCAACTGTATGCCAACGTCAGGCGCCACAGGTGCCAGCGGAACGCCGGTAGGCTCCGACGTATCCGAATGCTCATAGTTCCGCTTCGACGCCATCTCTCATCCTCCTGGCCACACAAATGGAAGCGTACCGTACACCAATGCTCACGGCAGTAACCCAAAAATTTTTTGGGGAGTTCGGGATGTGGTCCCTCGACGTTTGCGTGAGATCGGGGCCAAAGCCTTGGGGGCGCGGCACGCCGGCCACCCAGGCCAAACGGGGCTCAGGTTGACCCTAGGGAACCCGATTGCCGATAATGCACCTTAGGCGCACTTGCCACCTAAGCCCTTGAATTCATTAAAGGGCGCTTTTTGGTCAGAGATTCCTCGTGCGCTCATCACGCTATTTGCAACCGCATGTTGGTATAAACGCGGGATTTCGCGACACTTGGCCTGTCCAGCGTACACCCTGCGGTAGGCAACTGGGGGCCCACGGTCGAGGGCCTGGAGGCCTTCCGGGGCCGGCCAGCGGGCCTCGGGCGCGGGCGGGGCGAGGCCTCAACACCTTACCCCACCTGCCCTTGCGTGTTCATGTGTGCCTGCAGGGCTATTTGGCCCTATCCGCCTGCTCTCGGTACTTTGATGGCATTGGGGTGTTGGTATTGGATTGGTGGGAGATGGTTGGTGTTTGTTCCTTTGTGGGGGAGGAGGTGATCGGGTCCGCGTTCTGGGCGATCGGGGGCGCGCTCGAGGCCTGCAGGAGGGCGGATTTGGGCTTGATATGGTCAATTGATCGTAAACAGAATTTTAGGGAAATTTGTTTAGGCGTTGCGTTGTGGCGTGCCTTTGGTACGGTCACGGCACGGGCTGATTTGCAGCCTGAAACGGCCCACAGGGGCCAGGGAGAAGAGATATGGCTACATCAATCATCAAGATCGGCAGGCATGCGCTGGCTATGTCAGCAGCGGATGCGAGGACCTTCATGGCGCTTATGGAGCGCGCTGTTCAGGTGCGTGCTGAAACGGATCGGGACTTCAACAAGCGTGAGGGCTTCCAGTCCTATTTGTACTACCACCGGCTCGCGCTCAATGAGACCGACGACATCCAGTACAGCATCCACGCGGGTGAGATCGAGGATGGTCCGCGTGTTGAGTTCGCGCAAAAGCCTGTGGAGTGGAAGCCTGTGAGTTCTGAGCCGGTGAACCCTGCGGATTTGGTGTGGGGGACTGATCATGTTCCTGTTTGAGGATCTCAAGTGGGAAAGGCATCCTCTTTATGAGGAAGGGCAGGGGATCATGGCCCGCGTTGTTTGCGATAATGGATACCGCGCTTCGATCGTGCGTACGCCTCACTCGTTTGGAGGTACGTCAGGTCTGTATGCGATGATGATATCTGGACCGCGCGATCAGGCGACAGATGTCCCCGAGGTGAAGGGCTGGTTGACGCCGGCGCGCGTGAGCCACCAGCTGATCACCCTGCAGAACCTCCCCCCGATCAAGGATCGAATGAACCATGAGGAAGAAGACGATGCGACTGAAGTCTGATGGGCCCTATTGCGAATGGCCTGAACGTCCCAGCCATAACATCCGGCCTGAACGGAAGGTGGACTGGATGCACATGATCATGAGCGCGCTCGCTGTGATGAGCTTTGTGGCCATGGTGCTGGTCTCTCTCATACTGGTGGGGTCGATATGAGCCACAACGTGTATGCAAGCGTGTTTCCGGAATTCGAGATCGAGGTAGAGGGGATGTGGTTCCCCCCGCAGAAGGATCAGTGGGATTGCCCAGGCGGTGGCGCGTTTGCCGAGGATGGGCAGATCACCGGCCTATTCCTTTCTGAGCGGAACAAGGAAGGGAAGATGGTCCGCGTTGATCTGTTAACGGGTGTGGATCGGAAGGATCCCGCGTTCCAGACGATCATGGACAATCTGTGGAATGTGATCCGGGACGAGGCCGAGGAAGCCCTGGCATTGGCGGGGGATAGTGATGACCCTCAATACTGATGAGAAGTTGCCTGCTGCGTACTTCAGGGCCATTTGCACGGCTATCTGGGGACCGCGCTATTACGCAGCAGCTGCCCAGGCGCTGAACGTGCAGGAAAGCCGGATCAAGTACTGGTCTGACGACAAGCAAAACGACACACCGCATCAGGTCTCGATTGGGGTTAAACGAGAGCTCGAGCAGCTGTTCGTCGATCGTGTGGCGGAATCAGTCGAGGTGATGGAACGGGTTAATCTGATGGCGGATCTGGTGGAGTATCTGGACGAGATGATCGAGCTTTCCGGGGGACCACCTTACCACTGAAGGACCGGGTTCTGGTCTTGTCGAACCCCTTGGACTGAATCTGGCGCTTGCGCGGGGTTTGGTCTGAGGGGTTTTCTTTTTTGCGCAGGCGCCGCGCTTTGGCGATGCGCTTGATGTCGTGCTTGGTCTTGAGCTTGTGATGCGTATGGCACAAGGCCTGAAGGTTGGTGTCATCATCTGCTCCTCCCAGTTCGAGGGGGATGATGTGATCTATCTCCAAGGCCTGCGCCATGACGCAGCCTGGGTGCTCACAGCAAAGCCCAGCGCGCGTTAGGACGGCCCTTCTGCGTGCTGGGGTCATGGTGTTGCGCTTAGTGGCCTCGAGGGGCTCACGGGCCATCTGGAGGGCTCAGCGACGGAACCGGGGTCGGCTCATGATCGCAGAGATCACACTGATCGCCAGGAAGATGCCGAAGCCTCCGAAGAGGCCTGCCAGAAACGAGAACAATGCGGTCATGTTTGGGGGCCCTTTGCTGCGCGTTCCAGCCGATACTCCCACAATCCGCGCTCTTCGTCTCCTCTGCGCCGTCGATGGATGGTGTGGGATCCGCAGTGAGGCTTTCGGAAGTCTCTCAGCCTCGCGCTGATCGAGGCCTGGGGATCTCCAGTAACGTCCTCGACCTCTCCAAGCGTGCGCCATCTGCCGTCCTTCATGCAGGCATAGACCCGGCCCAGCTGGCCCGTCAGTCTGGATTCGTCAAAGTCTGGATCATAAGTCTTGCCATCAAACTGGGGACGCGATGCCGCCCAGCTGAACAGGTCATTAACCTCATTCGCTCTCATCATCTTCCTGCCACGGAGATTGGTATTGATTGCAGCCAGTGCGGAAATCCATGAACGAGATCAGGAGATCAAGCTTGCGCGCCTGCTCCTGGTGTTCCGGTGTAAGGTTGCGGACGCACATGTCGTTCACACAGTTGCTGTCGCAGAATGATCGGTCCAGATAACAAAGGCTCACGGCTCACCTCCAAGGGCGCGGCGGGCGGCTTCGGAGGCGATAAAGTAGCCGTCCT